AATGGATTGTTTTTTTCTCCTAGCTCGATTGTTCCGTTTTTAAATCTTATATATCTTTCAATATCTAAAAATTTATTATCCGTTGAATTTTGCAAACTTCCTAAATCTTTTTCAAAATTTTTAAACTTAAAGTTAAAAGAATCTTTTGTTTGTTCTACAGAAGTACTAACTTCTTTTATTAGTTCTTTAGTTTCATTCTTTGTATAAGTATTTTCTGAAACTTCATTTTTTATATTCTTTTCAGTTTGTTTTATTTTTGTTTCAAATTCTGTTGTTAATTCAGTAATTGTATCTTGTTTTGTTGAGTTTAATTTGCTATCATAATCACTTTTTAATTTGTCAAAATTGTTTTTACTTTGTTCTGTAAATGAATAAGTTGTTGCTCCCATTGTCAGTTTATTAGATTTTGGATTTAATAAATCAACTGACAATCTGTTTACAAGATATATAGTATCAATGTTATGAAAACTTGATTTAACTCTATTTTTCTGTCCAATTTTAAAATTTGATATATTAAGATTTAAAGCTGATAAGTCAACTGCATCTAAAGTTATTGTATTTGAAAGAAGTATTGATTTGCTTAAATATTCTTTTGCTTTTCTTAAAAGATTGTCTGCAACTGTTACATCATCCCAATGAACCACTTTAAAAATTTTTCCATATTTTTTTATAGCATCTTCATCTGCAACATAGTCTTTTCCATTATTCACTTCTTTTACAGTTAATCTTTCTTTTGTTGTTTCATCTGCTTTCCCGACAGGTAAAATTATTGTAGCAATTTCACTTGCATCCACAACGTTTTTAAAATCAAGTAAATTTTTACCAAATTCAATGTCTTGTGCATTTAAAATATCAAAATCACTTAAGTAATCAATATAATTTCCATCATCTTCATGTCTAATAAAGATATATCCATCTAATTTTTTTATTAATTTTTCCTCAAGCTCTTTCCATATACTTGAATATTCTATGTTAGATCTAACAATTAAATTATTCTTGTCAACTACTGTACATCTTCCAATTTTGAATTGCTTTACCTCTTCAACTTGCTCATTGTGTTGATTTATAAATTTTTCAAAAAGTTCTTTTACTGTTCCCTTATGCTCATAAGGGCGACTTACACTATCTAAAAGGAAAGCAAGTTCCCCCTCACAAGTAACTTTCTTGTCATTGTACAGTCCCTCTTCATCATCTAATATTCTTCCTCTAAAACATAAGTAGTCATTTTGATATACTTTAATAATTGATTTTAATTTTTTTAGACTATCAAAGTATGGGTGTTGTGAAAAAATCTCAAAAGAAAAAGAACTCGTTTTGTTGAGTTCTAAATTTAATTTTGCATTATTAATTTTTAATTCTTCTATTCGAGGATCATATAAAAGTTTATCATCACAATATACTCTATACATCACAAGCACCCCTCTCTATAAGTAATAGTTACTTTCCCATTTCCTATAAATTTTATTTCGTTTTTCCCCTCTTTCAATAAAATTTCAGGAATTACAAATGTTCCAGAATTGTGAGTAAATTTGTTTTTGTTAAATTCAATTTTAAATTCTGAATTTGTTTTTATTTCCGGAACTACTGATTTTTTTAGGTTATTACAAATAACTATCTTTTCAGTATTGATTGTTTCTGTCATTGTTGTAATTTCATTTTTAAATTTATAAGGTTCAGCATCTACTTCTATTTCAATTATTCCAAGTGTATGTTTTAATTTGCAACTCTTTACACTTATACGTCCATAATAGTAAAACTTGTCATCATCTGAAAATATTATTTTCATTTTTTTTGAATGTAATTTGTTCTGAATATTCGATAATTTTTCTAAATCTGAATTTATCATATTGAAATCAAGTTTTATTTTTCTATCTTCATACTTAATTTCTCCAAAAAACTCTGAAAAATCAATTTTTCCATCACTTCCTGGCACTTCTACATATTCAGTTTTGGCTGTAGGAACTTCTATTTCTTTACTTTCAAGTAAAAGATTGAGGTCATCATACGAATTTAAGTTCTCAAAATATACTGTATTCATTTTCTAACGACCCCTTTCTCTATCTCTATTTAACTTTCCAAAATATTCATCAATTTCAGGTCCCAATTCTCCAACTAGAACTCTATTGTTTAAATAGATTTTTGTTCTTAGTTTATCAAGGAGTTCAGGGAAAAATCCTACCAATAATTCTATTAAAATATCAAGTTTTTCTGCTACAATTTCATTTCCATTATTCCAATCTATCATCTCTTGTAATTTGCTAATTGGTGTTACTGCTTCAGGTCCTGCTTCTCCCACACCTTTCAGTCCATAAGGTGTACTGAAAAGTGTTGGCTTGTCAAAAATTCCCCCTTTTGCATACCATTTAACTGATAGTCTTGGAACACCCTCTGATAACCACTTTAGAGGATTTGCACTTCCTGATATACTAAAATGTGGTAATGGTATATGCGGCCATTTGAATTTAAAGTTAAAAACTCCTTTTATTCTATCAATAGCACTTTTAACAACTCCATAAGCGGCTTCAATCGGTGTTGATATAGCACTTTTTATTCCGTTCCAAATACTTGATACTGTACTTTTTAATCCACTGAATATACTTGAAACTGTACTACTAACACTATTCACAGCACTTGAAACACTTGATTTTATATTATTCCAAACATTTGATATTGTTGTTTGAATTCCATTCCAAACTTCAACTACTTTTGCTTTTATACTATTCCAAACCTCTGCAATTTTACTCATCAATTCTTTTGCTTTGGCTACAACTGTGTCCCAATTTCTCCATAGTGCTACACCTGCAGCAACCAATCCGGCAATTAATGTGGCAATTAAAACAAATGGATTTGCATTCATTACTGCATTTAATATTGCTTGTGCTATTGACTGACCTTGTGTTGCAGCAGTAAGAGCAGTAATTCCCGCTGTTACTGTTGATATTATACTTCCTATTAGAATTGCTGCCTTAAAAGCAATAAATCCTGCAGTTAATCCTGCAAGGATTGGAATTGTTAGATTTGTTGCATCTTGAAAATTCATTAAATATTCAACAAAGGATGTAAATATATCTACAATAGGACTTATTATTCCCCATAAAGTATAGAAAACACTCGACATTGTGTCAGATATTGAACCCCAATTCGCAACAACCCAATTTACAACATTTTTTATTACTGGCAAGAAATAATTATTAAATATTTCAACTGCTTTTTGTACAAATATTCCAATATATTCAAAGACTTTTCCCATTACTGCTTGAATTGTTGGCATGTTTGCCATAATCCAATCAAGAAATTTTTGAACAACTGGCATTACTTGTCCACCTATTTTTGCAACAACTGCTCCTAGTGTTCTTTTTACATTATCCATTGTATCTGTAAATTTAACACCAGCATCAATGGTTTCATTATCTAAAACTAATCCCATCTCTTCTGCTTGCTTTTTTAACTGCTCAACACTTTCTGCAGTTCCATTCAATAAAGGCATTAGCTCACTTCCAGATTTGCCAAGCAGTTCATTTGCTAATGCAGCTTTCTCTGCTCCTGCAGGCATCTTTTGTAAAGCCTCAACTGTTTTTTCAAAAACTTGTTCAGGTGTTAAGTCTTTTAAGTCTTTTACACTTATTCCTATTCTTTTAAATGATTCTACTGCAGTTTTACTTCCTGTTTTAGCATCATCTAAAGTATTTGTAAGTTTCTTCATACCACCTTTTAAGTTTTCTATTTCAACTCCATTTTGGGATAATACATATTCCCACTTTTGAAAGCCCTCTCTTGACAAATTGAGCTTTTGACTCATTTTATCAATTCTATCAGTTGTTGCTGCAGATTTGTTTGCAATCGCTAATAAAGAAGTTCCCCCTGCAAGTGCCATTGAAGCTAAAGCTGTTCCTACTTTAGCAGCAGTCTTTATTCCATTTCCAAGAGTTGATGCTAATTTAGAACCTAATCCAGTTGTTTTTTGAATTGAGTCATTTGCTGCTTTGTTGTCAACAAAAATACTTCCCATTAATTTAAAAAGTTCTATAAATAACACCCCCTTATTAAAACTTATAGTTTTCTAAAATCTTTTTAACATTATTCAAGATTTCTTTTGAACTTCTTTTGTCATATTTATTGTTTTTTATATTTCCTAGTTTATTTTTGAATTCTTCAAAACTCATTTCTGATTGATATACTATCCATCTTTGAAACATCTTTTCTTCATTCTTTCTTTCAAAAAGTGCATCTATAATGTCAAGAGCAAAGTTTATTTCAGCATCAAAAACAAAACTAGGATTTGAATATTCACTATATAACAAGTCGTAGATTATAGCTAACTCTTTATCTCCAATTTGTTGAGCGTTTGCAAAAAACGAGATAACCCCTCATCTTTTTTTAATTCTTCAATATATGCAAATACTTCATCTAAATTTAAACCTAAAAATTCTTCTTTTGTCATATCTTCAATAAGGTTTGACATGAACTGTGCAACATCATTTTCTACAAGATGATATTTTTCTATTAAAACTAAAAATAAGCTTGCTCCAATTTCTTCTACAGAACTTGAGCCATTCCCCTCTATTCTTAATCCCAATTTTTGTATAATTTTGGATGCAGCACCTAAATCACCAAATTTTATTTTTCTTAAAGTTTTCATTTTTTTCTCCTTAACCTGTTATTTTTGGATAGTAAATGTTGAATGGCACTTCATTTGCTTTTTTCATATCAAAATGTCCTGTAAATTCTAATTCGATTGTAGCTTCTGATTTGTCTTCAAATCCTAGTTCTAGTCCTTTTGTATTTAAAGCATTATAAACTTGAATTATTACTGGTTCCTCACTTCCCGAAAGATTACCAACCCAAGTTATATTTTCAATATAATCTGAATCAGTAATACACATTTTCCCTTTTATAACTTCATGTGTTGTAATACCAGATTCAGTTGTTTTTTCTGATACTGCAAGAGCAGTTTGTAATGTATCAGGAGTTACTTCAACTACTGTTGCTCCTAATTTAATTTCCCAAGTTTCGAGGATTTTTGTTCCTTTCGCCTCTCCTCTTAGTCCGTCAATTTCTATATTTCTAAAAGATGGAACTGCAGTAAATGAACCACCACCTTTTGTTGCTCCTAGTAGTTTCCCACTTGTTACTGCTGTTTCAAATGTGTCTGTTCCAACTTTGTAATTTTTAAAAAATGCTCCTGCATCTAAAACTAATTTTTCAGTTGTCTTTGCTGTTAGTCCTGAAATTACTTTGCATTTTGGCATTAGTTTTCTCCTTTCCTAGCTTGTACTTCAAATTTGATTGTCTTTCTTTTTAGTGTCTTGTCTTCGCTTTGTATATTTGCAAGTGTTGTAAACCAACTTGTAAATATTATTTTTTTATTTCTGAATGAACATCTATCTAATGCTTCTATAATTTTTTCTGCTATTATATCTACATTTTCAGTTGATGTGCTTTTATCCCATACATCAATATCAAGTGATATATTATATAATCCCTCTTTGTAGTATGCTATTGTCAAATCAGCTACCACATGAGGAAAAATATCAGTATTAGGGATTGTCTCAAATGCTAATTTTGAAATTGGGTCTATAAGTATTTTTAGTTGTTTTTTTAATTCTCTAATCACTTGGTTTGTCCTCTCCTGGTGGTATTGTTGGGTTATCTTGACTTAATGCTGAAATATATTGAGATTGTATATTTTGAATAGTTCCTATGTTTTCATAAACTGTATTTCTTAAAACAGCAAGTTTTGGATAATTTGCATCTCCTAATTCTTGTTGAGTAAACCATGAATGGTCTTTAAACCCTATTTGTAGATCATGTTCCTTTTTCCTTGCCCAGTAAGAAAGATTTCGGTTTATATAACCTTTAATTAATTTGCCTTTTCTAGGTCTTTGCTTACTTCCTTTTTGATACACTCCTACATAAGCACTATACAGTTTGTTCCCGGCAATATTTCTTATATACTTTCCCACATCTCTATTTGCTGCATTGATTAGTTCTTCTATTGTGAACTTTACTTTATCCACATTAGAAGTAAATTGAATAGTTCCTTTTTTTATCTTAAGACCCGCATTAGGTTTATTTGACATTTTAATCAATCCCCTTAATACAATTTAATTCAATAGATGTTCCTTTTCGTTGAGTGTTGATAATTCTATATTTTTCATCATCAAAAATAAGTTCTTGCTCTTTCTGATAATCATAATAATCAGAAAGAGTGAACCTAAACTGATTTTCAAATCCTTGCGACATTGCTTGAAGTGCTTCCGAAAGATAAACTCTGTCTAATCTTCCAAACACTTCTCTTTCTTCATAAGTGATTTTTGTATCTCCATATTCATCAATTGTTTTAACTTTTTTTAACAATGTTATATTTTCAGTAAACATTATATATAGTCCTTATTCAAACTTAATGCATTTCTTAAACTTTCATAAGATAATCTATATCTTTCTGCTTGATTTTCAAAGTTAAATTGCCAACGAGAATACAGCTTTACACATTGCAAAATCAAATGATCACTTTTTTTATTATCAACATCTTTTAACCCAACTCTTTCTAAATCTCTAAGACAAGCACTAATACAATCTTCAATTTCATCATCTAATTTAGAATGTGTAATTCTTAAATTTTTCTTTATTTTTTCAATCATAAAAAGCACCTACTTGCTTTTAGTTTTCGTTCCTTTTTTACTTTTTCCTTTAGGTTCTTTCTCTTCAACAACCTCTTCAATTTCTTCTTCAGTATTATCTACTTTTTCATTTTCTTTAGATGTTGTTGTATCTTCAACTTTTTCACCTAACTCTTTTAATTCAGATAAGGAATTTTCATCTTCTAATTTAACTTCAATTACTAAATCTCTTGCAATTAAATCTAAAGCTCTATCTTCATCATTAATTTTTAAAAGAGTGTCTTTTTCAAAACACTCTTTTAAGTCTTCTTTATTGTAAAATCTGTTTATAACTTTAACTATCATAATAGACTCCTTTTAAAACTCTTTTTTAACCTGCACTACCAACAGTTAATACTACTGCTGCCAAATCATTAGATAATGAACCCTCTGCTCTAGCATATCCACTTATGATATTAACATGTCTCTTTATATCTTTGTCTTTTTCAATCATTATGTCTTGAACAACATTGTATATAAATTCGCTTGGTGCAAGAATTAATACAACATCTTTCCCAATAGCATCTTCTTGCTTAATTGGTTTTCCCATTAATTGCCCTGCAATGTCATCACTAAAGTTTGGTACAAAGGCATGTCTTCCCTCTGCTCCCTCTACATTTGCAATAGCATTCCACAATGTTGCATTGGTTGTATATACATTTGTATTTTGTGAAGTCTTTAAAAGTCCAAATGCTTTTGTAATATCTTTTAATGCTAATGTTCCAGGTGTAGCTGCATTAAATTTATTTGTAGTATTTGTATCTTTAACTATTTGGTCGTAAATATCTTTAGCCATTGCAGCACCTAATCTGTTTGAAATTTCTGAAATCAAATATTGTTCAAAAGCAGGTATTGCCATCTTGCCAAGTGCATAACTAAACTCAATATGCTTTGAAAAATCTTTTCCTGCTAATGATACATTTACAAATGTATTTTGTTCATCCTCATTAGCTTCATTTTCGTTAACTACTTTTGCATCCCCTGCAACAATTTTTGTGTGTTTTACTATTGAGATTACAGTACCAGTTCTTAAAACTTGGACATCTTTCAATAATGGATGTTGTTCTTCCATATTAGTGTAAATTTTATCTTGTAATTCTTTTGGGATTACTTCTCCCGTATTTTGAGTTGTATGTGTATAAGCTCTTTTTTCTGCTTCTGTTAATTCTTCCCCTAATAGATTTTTCAAGAAAGCATTTCTAAACAAATTTCTAGTTTCTTTGTCATCTTCTGAATTTTTTTCTTGCTTACCAAACTCTTTTATAACATTTCCTCTTCCTTGAGCAATACTTGATAAAAGTTTACTTCTCTTTTCATCTCTTTCTTCTAATTTTCTTTTTTCTTCTTTTAAGTTTTCAACTTCTTTTGTTAGCTTGTCAACATCTGCATTTTCATCTTCTAATTCAATTTCAATTTCTGCAATTCTGTCTAAAATTTCTTTCATTGTTACTTTCATATTCTTTTTTTACTCCTTTACTAATTCAATTAATAATTTTAATTTTTTTCTTTTTCGCTCGTTTTTCAGTCTCTCCGCCTTAATTTTGTCAATCACTCCGTCTCCAAAATTACGAGCATTTATTTCAGTATCATTGTTGGCTGGAATTCCAACAGCTGATACATCATAAACTTTTTTGATTTTATCATGGATAATTGTTCTTGTATTGTTATCAAAATGATATTCTCCAATCTTGAAACTCCATGACATTCTTGTTACCAGTCCACTTTTTATTTCTCTATACATTTCTTTTGCAGCTTCACTTGTTGACAAATCAGCCTCTACAAAAAGACCTACATCATCAAGCTTTAGCTTAAGAGTTCCATTGCTAGTTCTAGCAAGAACTTTTCCTGTATGATCATATAAAAAAATGACATCAGATAAGTCTGTGTCATCAAATGAACTTTTATTAAATTTTTCTCTAACCTCTCCCTCTTCGTTTTCAAATAAAACGTAAGGTTCAAATTTTGCAGCATAACCTCTCACAATGAAATCTTCTTCATTTTCGTTCGGTTTAAAGTCTTGTACCTTTCTAAACTGCCTATTATCTAATTTCTTTTTAGGTATCATTTGTTTCCCCCTGACTTTGCATTTGTATATTTTGATCTAGTTGTTTAACCTCTGCATATTCTTTTCTGATATAGTATTTGTTTCCGTCTTCTGTTGGTGCCATATTGAATATTTCTCTACCTTGATTTCTTGTTATGAAACCTCTATCAAAAAGTTGTGTTGCAGTTTGTAATTTTTCTTGATTGCTTAAATACTGTAATCTATTCGCCGTAAACAAAATTGCATTACCAAATGATTGTTGTTTTTCGGTAAAAGTCAAATTTGTATGAACCATTGATGCTTGAATTGCAAAAGGTTCAATCTTTCCCTCATAGTATGCACTCCATTCATCTGAATTGAACTTGTTTTGTAAAATGTTGTCATTCGTTCCAAAATGTGTATATACATTTTCTTTTATATCTCTCATTTGATTTGCATCTATTGTAAAAGGTGTAGATACTATTTGTTTTACTTCTTTGTACTTTTGGTCGAAAATCATCAATCCTGTTTTATTGTCTTTAGATAGGTTCTGCTTTGCAAATCTTTCTTTTTCTTTTTCTAAATCATCATCTCTTATTACATTTGCTAATTGAGCCATAAATCTAATTGCTGCACTTGATTTTATTCCCTCAATGATGCCTTGATTTTGAGTATCTAAAAGTTGCATAGTTGGTAACATACATTTATTATCTTCTCCAAAGAAATCATCTTTAAATTGAAATTGATTTAACATTCCAATCTTATCATATTCTATTGCAGCTCTTCTCCCCATAAATGAAAATCTAACATACAAATCTCCTTTGTATTCTATCAATTCAACATTTTGAGGATAAATCGGATAAAATCCATCTACTTTTTCAGTTAAGACATCATAACTTGGAACTATAAAAACATTGTTTGTAACTTCTCTAATTGTTGCAAGTCTATACAAATATTTTGCAGTATCTATATAATCATTTGCCCTTGTCTTAATTTTTCGTGCTAATTTTTCATTTCCCATTCCTTTTACTTCTATGTTAAGTTTGGAACAATGAGTAGCAAACGAGTGAATAACACTTCTTGTTAAGTCCATTTCATAAACTGACCCCTCAAAAGTACTAAACACCGGAGTATATGAGTTTAACAACTCAAAATATTCTCCTATTAGTTTCTCAGGATCTTTTTTCTCCCCCTTAGGTTTGAATACTTTATCAAATAATCCCATTTCTTCTCCTTTTTTAAATTAAGTTTAAATAATCATCTTTGTGATTTTTGTATGTTATATAACAATCTAACATTGATGCAGTTCCATCTATTCTTTTTAAGCTAGAATATCCTTTTTTAGGTTGAATATTCCCTTTGTTATCTTGTTGAATAACTGTATTTCCTAAACACCATTTTGTTACAGGATTGTTATTAAAATTAATTCTTTTAGCTTTCAAATCCGCTTCCAACTCTTTCATTGGATTTGATAAAGTTTTGAAAACCTGCCTTATTTCTTCAACAGAACTTTCTCCATAATTTTCTCTATACCTCTTCATTAGAAGTTCAGCTCCCCAAGCATCAAATCCATTCCATATTTGTACAAAATCATTTTCAATCGCAAAATTATATGCCCACTCCCACAAAAACTCTACATCAATTTTGTTTCCTGGACAAAATGTTACATAACCTTGCTTTTCCCATATATCATAAGGCACTTTGTCATTGTGGATTTTCTTTTCTGCAACATCTTCTGGTATGAAGAAATGTTGATAAATATAAATATCTTCATCATTTTGAACTCTAAAAAGGAATGATACACAAGTTAAGTCTGTTGTACTTGAAATATCCCAACCGCTTATAACATATCTAGGCTTTAATTTCTTAATGTCAAAAGTTTTTACGTTTGTTATATCTTCTAAATCTAACCAACTTTCAGTTGATGTTTCTCTGATGTTACAGTTTTTTATTAAAAATGTTTTAAGATACATGCCTGGATTATCCATTGCTCTTTGCCACTCATCTCGTAGCGACTGTTCATTTCTAATAGTACCAAGACCCGGATTTGCTTTTATCAAATTATTAAAATCTTTCCATTCTTCTCTCTTGTCTAATTCGTAAATGAAAAATATTGATTTTTTATCTTCAAATCCGTCATTAGTTAAAATGTTTACTGCTTCATCATAAATCATATCATACAAGTCTTCTCTGATGGTTCCTGCTGTACTTGTTATTAATGCAAGTGGCTGTTGTCTATTATCCATACCACGATACATAATGTCATAAAGTGGATAGCCATTCTTCCATTGATGAATTTCATCCATAACTACAAAATGAACATCTAACCCGTCTAGTGTATCAGAATCAGATGCCAATGGTTTAAAAATTCCATCATTGAATTTGCAAGATATTTCACTTACTAATGTCTTTGTATATCTTCTTAAGTCTTTGTCTTTTTTTATCATTTTTTTAGCAACATTCCAAATAATTTTAGCTTGGTCTCTTTGTGTTGCTACAGAATAGCATTCAGGTCCACCCTCTCCATCAGCTATAAGCATATACAAACCAATTGCAGATGCTAATAGAGACTTTCCGTTTTTCTTTGCTTCAATTAAAACCGCCCTTTTAGTTCTTCTTAATTTTGTTTTTTTATAACAAATTCCAAAAACTGCAGCTATAAATGCTTTTTGAAATGGATCTAATACAACTAAATTTCCTGCCGTTTTTCCTTTGATATTTCTGCAAAAATTTTCTATAAATTCTATTGCGTGATTTGCCTTTTTTGTATCATAATATACATCACTTTCTTTGTTTTTTATATCAGAAATTAACATTTTTAGTTGAATTTTCATTAATTTACCAACTTTTTTTGGGTGTTTTTCTATCCAATTATTGTATTCTGTTATTGGATTATATCTATTTGAATACTCTATCATTTTTTAACTAAAAACGACTTTAGTCTATCCTCTTCATCATTATTTATGTCAGTATTTTTGTTTAAAAATTCATCTAATTGCTTGATGGATGCATTGTATCTTTGAACTGTAGTATTGTATGATTTTAATGCAGGATTTTCTCTGCTGATACTATACTCTCCTTGTGTCATTTCAGTAATTACACCGTTTAAGTTGACCTCTTCTTTTAAATCTTCCATAGTGATTTTCATAAATGCAATTTCTTCTATCAAAGCCATTGCTAAAGTCTCCTCATCTTCTGACAAATCTTTAAAAAATAATTTTAATTTTTCTATAAATTTTTT